GATTATATCCAAGGAATGATCTTTATCCGGCGGATAATTTGTATCCAAGAGATCCGAAAAGCAACCGTATCGGGAAGGATTTATATATAACGGCTGAGTATGAAGATTTTCTTGTTAAAACAATCAATAAGTTACAGATCCGGGAGCAGAAGAATGATATCGGTGTGATTGTGGGTACCGGAGACAATGCCTATGTGATCGAGGATAATTTTCTTGTATATGGCAAAGGCACAAAAGAACTGAAAGGCATTGCAAAAAATATCCTTTCCAAGATCAGAGGGATTGTTTACCGCCCGTTTACAGCGGACTGCAAAGGAAATCCGTGTCTTGAGGTCGGGGATGCAGTGCGGCTGCCGACCAGATATGAACTGATTGAGTCCTATATTCTGAAAAGAACCCTGAAAGGTATACAGGCTTTGCGTGATGATTTGGAAGCGGATGGGGAAGAGTACCGGACAAACGGGGCGAACGGAATACAGAAAAGTATTTTAAAGCTCAAAGGCAAGAGCAATGTGTTGGAGCGAACCATTGAAAAGACACAGAGCACGATAACTGATGTTGAGAAGGGATTGCAGTCACAGATCACGCAGACCGCAACCGAAATTCGCACAGAAGTTAAAAATACAACGGATGGTTTATCATCGAGAATCACGCAAAATGCGAGCAGTATTACAGCAGAAGTAAAAAGAGCACAGGGGCAGGAAGTTGAACTTGCAGCAGCTATTAAAATTAATGAGGACAAGATTACAGCGGAAGTTACGAGAGCAAGCGAAGCAGAGGGCGATTTGTCCGGAGAGATAGAGGTGACCGCAACTAAGATACGGTCAGAAGTCAGTGCTTCTTTAACAGTATGGGATACCGAAGATTATGACGTTACACATTGTGGTTTCGGGAATCCACAAGATACATACCCTGCATCTTCGTATTATTCTGGACACAGTTTTTTGGATCAGAATACTGGAAAGTTTTATGGTTGCGAACCAGATGGTGGAATAAGCAGTGGAAAATACAAATGGACTCTGATAAAGAAATTTAAGCAGCTTTCATCGAGTGCGTCCAGTACGATTACGCAGTCATCAAAGCAGATCAGCTTGAAAGTATCAAAAGACAGCGTCATTTCAGAAATCAACCAGTCAGCCGAGGGCATCAAAATTAAAGCAAAACTGCTTGAATTAAAAGGTTCTATGGAAATGACCGGGGGATATATGCATATTCAAGCGGAAGAGTCTGTAGAAAACCTTATTGAATTTAAACGCAGTGGAACACTTGTACAGATGGGAACGGATGGATTTCGAACAGTGGAAGGGACGCTTGAAAGTCCTGTTCATAAATGTACGGTTCAATATAATCAGGTTTCATTGCATAAAGGCGCAAACGATAATGACCACATGATGATCCATTTAGACGGAGATACCGGAGTAGGTGGATTCAGAGGTGGAGTAATTAATGGATCTGACAAAAGAATAAAAAACACAATTTTAGATTTAAGCAAAAAGCAATCATCTGAGTTTATTTATTCTTTAAGAGCAAAATCGTATCGTTATAATTTCGAAAAAGATGGGTTCCATCATGGATTTATTGCACAGGATGTTTTGAAAAAAGCGGAAAAAGGGTGGAATATTTGTCCAAAAACGTTTTCAGACAGCAATGGGAAAAAGTATTACGGACTGAAATATACGGAACTGATTGCTGATCTGGTTGCCACAGTGCAGTTGCAGCATGACGAGATAGAACAGTTAAAGGAAAAGGTGGAAAATCTATGATAAATGCAAAAATCCGGGAATTTGAAAACGACATTATAAATTATGTAAATTTGTGCGAGGATGTTCCAATCGAAGCTAAGTACCTGGTGTTTAAGGATATTCTGCAGCAGATCAAGGAAGAAGCAAACCGACAGGTTACAGTAGAACGGGAACAGATGAAGCTTGCAAAGGAAAGGGAGAGTGAGGATCATGAATAAAGCACATATTGATATTAATTGGGAGAATTATCCGAGTGATGAAACACCGCTTAATGAAAGCAATCTTAACAAAATGGACGCAGCTATTGGCGTTATTGATGATCGTGTAATCACTCTTGATACCACAAAAGCCACGAAAACAGAAGTGGCTACCCTTGTTGCAGACGTGACCTTTGAGGAATCGACCGGAATCATTACGATCACAAAAAAGAACGGTTCTAAGATTACGATTGATACACAGATGGAGAAAATCGCAATCAACTTCGTTTATAACCCGACCACACAGCAGATTATCCTGACTCTGATTGATGGCACGAAACAGTACATAGACCTGTCGGCACTGATTACACAGTATGAGTTCTTTGATTCTGATACGGTAGCTTTTTATATTGACAAAGACGGAAAGGTATCAGCTATTGTCAAAGAGGGAAGCATTGAGGAAAAGCATTTAGAGCCTAACTATCTTGCGAAAATCAAAGTGGAAGTGGCAAAGGCAGAGTCAAGCCAGCAGGCAGCGGCAATGTCTGAAATAAACGCCAAAGCAAGTGAGAATGCCGCAAAAGCCAGTGAAACAGCGGCAAAAACATCCGAAACCAATGCCAAAGAGTCAGAGACAGCAGCGGCGAAGTCAGCCACGGCGGCAGCAATATCCGAGACTAACGCAAAAGCCAGTGAGACATCCGCCAGTCAGTCTGCAGCCACAGCCACAAGTGAAGCGGTATCTGCCAGCCAGTCCGCCAGAACCGCCATAGATAAAGCCACAATCGCAACGCAGAAAGCAACAGAGATCATCGGTAAAGCCGAATCTGCAGCAGATAGTGCAACCAAAGCACAGAGTTATGCTGTTGGTGGTACAGGAAGCAGAGAGGGCGAGGATTCTGACAATGCCAAGTATTACTATCAGCAGGCAAAAGATGTATCAGAAGGACTTAAAGGTGGATTGCAGCCACACGGAACAGTTGCATTTGCAGATCTTCCGGCACTTGCGGATGTTAGCACAGGGTGGATGTTCAATATTTCAGACGAATTTACAACCACGGATGATTTTAAAGAGGGAGCCGGGAATGTAATTCCGGCAGGTGCCAATATTTATAAAACATCAGATGAAAAGTGGGACGTGCTTGCCGGAACTCCAGTTACCGGAATCAAAGGTGTAAATGAAGATTCTTTCCGCAGGGGCAATGTAGAACTCACAGCAGAAAACGTCGGTGCAGTGGCAACTGGTGGAGATACAGCAGAGAATACAGCAACTTTTACGAGTAGTGATGTGGCAGACGGATCATCGTCAGCATGGACGAATGTATCGAAATTATCAAGTGGCGAAAAACACTCTTCAATTTTTGCGAAGGTGTCACAGATGTTCAAGAATGTGCGGTATCTCTATAAAATGCTTGGAACAACGGATATTTCTAAGATTGGGAATGGGACATGCACGGGAGCGATATCATCGTTAAACAGCAGTTTAAAGAAATATTATACACAGACAGAGGTTGATAATATTATTAAAAAAAACAAGGTGAAATCCATTGTTATAGAGTTCGAAGGCGTTACTACCAATGAAAGCAAAGCATTTTTCCCAAAATATACCTATTGGGGATATGTCGGCGGAAAAACCACTGAAATTGATAATTTAACAGCACAGGGGCACACAATTCTTGGCGGTTTTATCTGCGGCGGTCCACACAACGATGCCTCCATGGCTGGCAATGGTTCAGATAACATAGGTGTTATAGTCGGTTCAGCAACTTATTATAACGTCCCATATTCATTTTACGTTTTTTCACAAGCTTATCAGACAATAAGAATTAAGGTCTGCGTTTTATATATTTAATATTTAACACAGTTTTATAGCAGTTATCTTTGTACTGATCTGCCCGAACGTCACCGCTTTTGGCACTTTTATCAAAAACTTTAAGTTGTTAACTGCCTTGCCGGATATTATTTCATGCATGGTCAGCCACGTGCCACCGTTTCCGTTATTTGGGGCGGTGATTCCAATCGCCTGATCGACGGTACTTTTTAATGATATAACATCCACGGCAGAACTTTCAGAAACCCAACAGTAATAATTTACCAGCCACGTTCCGGAATCAATAGATAATCCGTCCGCGCCTGCATAACTCCATGTATCGGAGAAGTATTTATTAAATTCGTTACTGCTTACCTGACGGTATCCGGTATTGAACATGGTTTTGGCGTCGGATTTCTTTAAATATGTGGTCGGAATATCATTACCATCGTGATCTGCATCAGCCCGACCAACACGTACAGCAGGATAGGTGTCGTCAAGTTCATTATGTGCGATCAGATTAATTACTTTTTCAGTGGAATCCTGTAGCGGTATGAAGTCCCCTAAGGTTCCGGACCAATCACTTTTTTCAATTCTAATGTAATGCTTATTTGTTAAACTGCTGTTTTACGAACAAAGCGGACAACTTGGCACAAAAGAAAAACTATGTAGAAATATAATAAAATCAAGAGCCTAAGAGCCGATTACATGACCATGTGTTGTGTAGCCGGCTCTTTTAAATAACAAGCCTACGGGCAGAAAGGAAAATTATGCACTTAAAATTCATCACAGATAACTGGCAGATGCATAATTTTCAACCAGTAATTAATTTTTTAACAAAATTTAAACTAATCAATCGACATTCTGTGACAATAAGAAATTTAACTGTCGAAACTTGCGACCGAAAGAAATTGAATGTTTGCGGGAAAATTTGTAAAATAAAATTGTCCGATAAGGGCACTTCAAGTTCTGGCTGAGGGGCGGGATAAGGCGTTTTCTTGTCCCTCAACTACAAACGAGTTTGTAATTTGTAGCAATTTGTCAAATGGGGTTGACGGTATCGAACATAAGTTCTATAATTTGTGTATCGCTATCGGAAGTGCGGAATGATTGGAGGAGAATAAGATGGGGGAAAAAGATTGCAATGAGGAAACAGCGTTTTACAAGGAAAAAATAACTGAAATGGTCGTTAAGTGCGACAACGAGCGATTTTTGAAATTTTTATATAACACAATACTTTCATTCAAAAAAAAGTGGGGCATTTAGTGCCCCTCTTTTTCATGCCAATAGGTTATATTGTCAAATATAGTCTGTCGATGTTCTTTGCTAAGTTCCATTAGCATTTTCAA